GCAGTAGATTCTATGTCTTGGCGTGTAGTACTTGCAATGACCTCAGCACTTTGGTTAATTGTTAGAGTATTCTTAGTCCCCTCTGTGATGACCTGAGCATCTGTGAGTGCCTTACGTAGAGCAAACTCTGTAGCTGTCTGTAGAGAGCTCTGTACGGCCCCTAGATAGACATTAGCATAGTCAGCACCAGTGAGACGGCCCAGTTTAAACTGAGCGGTTAGGTGGGTGTTGATAGCCTCCATTAGGTCATCAAACACACCATTCCCAGTAACAGTGTAATTACCATCAGTGGTAGTTGCTATGTCACTCGTCAAATCACTGGTACTGATTGCCATTAGTTAGAGCCTCTAGATTTCTGTTGGATAGCTAGCTTATCTAACTCAGCTGGGGTTAGATCATCTAGAACTTCAATATTGAATGCTTTGATCAAACGTCCTTCACGACGATCTTGACCATTCTTCATCTTAATAGTGACAAATACTTGGCATTCAGCATTCTTCATTGTTTGGTAGATAATGTTAGGGATGTGCCATCCTTCTTCATTGTCGTATGGAATGTACTTCTTAACGAAACCTACACGAGAATCACCTACAGTGAAAATATCACCTGTGTGGTCTTTCTTCTTAGGATCATTACAACGCACGATGACACGTACTAGACGTAGAGCATCCTGCTTTGCAGTTAATTTGGGGGTATCTAAAACTGTTACTTTTTTAGCTTTAGAAGGTTTAGCTGGGAGTTCCTCACCATTCAGCAATTTAGTCAAAGTATCGACTCCTGCTTTATGATGATACTGAATACCTTCGGCATCCAGTTCAGCTCGGAGATCTTCAATCTCCATTGGTGCTTCATTTACTTCTGACATTGTGTAGTTCCTTATGAAATTAAAAGACCTCCCCCTGCAGCCCTTACGGGCTTACGGAGGAGGTGTGGGTTAAGTCAGTTTACGCCTCTTTAGTCCAGATGATACCAAGACGCTCAGGACGGAGAGCCATGAAGCCATAGTACCACTTGATGGAGTAGAATCCAGTCTCACCGTATGGATCAGTGCGATCTGCAGTCTCTTTACCAGGGCCCTTATGGTAGATAGTGAACTTCACAGTCTTACCATCAGTCTGGAAACCGATAGTAGTGAATGCTCCATCACCAACAACCAGCATTGGGTAGATATCTGCTCCAGCTGCACCAGCACCAGGAGAGTACTGCATCTCAGGTACTACTACGATACGGAACTGACGGACCGAACCAATCTCACCGTTAATCACGCTACCAGCATCTGCGTACTTCTCTACAGATACGAAAGCAGGATTACCATGTAGATCCTTCATTGCTTCCAGTACAGGAATCAGCTCAGAACCGATATACATGACACGTCCACCATTGATAGTCTTAGTATCGATGAGACGTGAACCAGTGATTACCTTAGTCTGCTTAGGAGTCTTGTTGTTATCCAGAGCGATAGACATATTCATCAGATCGCGGTAGGAAACGACACCAGCTACAGAAGCCTTGGTACCTACACCTAGAGCCCCTTCATCATCACCACCAGTAGCGTTATCGGTGGATGTAGTGACATACAGAACAGTACCAGTACCACCAGAAGCAGTAGTCAGAAGATCAGCCTGCAGAGCAGCCTCAGTGATCTCATTTGCACCTACTACAGACTCCTCAGTGATGTGAGACATAAGCTCAGCATCAGTATCAAAGTCTAGAGACTCTTGGGTGTACTCATCGAAGAAGCCGAACTTCTCGATAGAACCTTCAATCTCGGTACGGGTGAAACCTACACGGTTAACTCGTCCACCATTCTCAGAGAGAGCTGGGAGCTTACGAGTAATAACACCAGTGTCCTTAGAGGAACCATACAAGTTACCACCATTAGGAGCTACAGTACCACCTGATCCTGCACCAGTAGTAGCTGCGGCTTCATTAGCGTAAGTAGTTCCCTGCAATGCACCAGCAGCATTCCATGCAGACCATTGACCTACAGTCAGGGCAGTACCATCAGCATCGATACCCTGATCATTGATATTCGCATCATCCAAGAGAGGAACATATACATACTGCTTAATGGTCTTACCCATGTTCTTTGGCATAGCCTGAACATTAGCAAGAGGCATAAAGTACTGCTTCTCACGTACAGCAATGAGAGCCTTCTTGTTGTAATGATCGGTACGGATCTGAGAACCTACAGTACTTGCGGTAGTACCTGGATCGTTATATTGCATTGGCATAATTATTTTCCTTTATCTAACAGTTAATTTAAGTTAACCGTACTTCTTCATAAACTCTTCATCAGACAATTCCAAAGGATTGTCCTGAGTCTCTGCAGCAGCACTGCTAGCTTTCTTAGTAGGAGCAGCAGCTTTTCGTTTCTTGTTTAGCTGAGCTACTTCTTTCTTTGCTTTAGGTTCACTTGATACGCTAGCCTTGTCTGTTGGAGCACCTTGCCCTGGTTGAACTAATTGTCCCTGACTTGCTAGGAATTCAGCAGCCTGCTTGTAAGCCACAACATCAGCAACACCATCAAGCCTGCCTAGAAGTTTCTCACGTTCAACTACTGCCATAACTTTGTCATACACACCATTCTGCATGTGAGTGTCGATGATAGAGATAATCTCAGGATTATCCGCTACCATTGTTTTACTATCTGAATCCCATTGCTTGCTCATAACCTCAATAGTCTTCTGGAAAGTCTCACTCTCACGAATACCTTCAATGGCCTGATCTAAGTTATATTCCTTATCAGACACCCCATATTCAGTAGGGCTGTACTCCACATCTTTACTAGTATCAATATCTAAAGGATCAATACCACTATCTTTTATAAGCTTAGCAACAGCTTTAGGATCTTTCTTACTTAGATCAATGAGATTATTCAGCTTACCTTCATCAAGTAAACCGTTATTCTCAAGCATCTTAACCATCTTCAAATGCGGCTTAATTTGCTGCATCTTACGTTGGTATCCAACACCCATCTGCATAAGACGTACAACCTCTTCAGGGTCGTTAATCTGTATTTCTGTACCATTGGCTTTGAAAGGGGCAGTTACCTTTTCATACGCACTTTTGAAGTCAAATTTATCAGTATCCTGGGTATCCCCTTTCGTGTCTGTATCTTCACCTTCTGTATCAAGAGACTCTGTTTTATCGCTGTTAGCTTCGGGTTCATCCTCCGTCAGGGTATCCCCATCCGGGTCGGCTACTTCCTCGTCTTCGGCAACAACCTCAGGTTGCTCCTGTGCTTCTTCCTGAGCGTTCTCAGTATCCTGAGAATCTTCAGTATCTTCATCAGAGGTAGTCTGCTCTACCTCTGGTTCTGAATCTTGTGTGGGGTCTTCCACATCATCTGGAAACCCTCCTACGCTTTGAGCTAGAAACTCTTCATCAGAGAGTTCTAGAGCGCTTGTTGATGTACCAGCTTTGACTGTCTCCATTATTCAATATCCTCAGCCAGAATCTCTTCACGGGCTTCTTTGGCTTCAGCAATAAGATTCTCCATCTCATTACCTGCAGACATAATCTGCTGGAAGTATCCAAACAATGCACCAGGCCCTGTAATCATCTTATCAATTTTAGCCTCTTGTTCTGGGGTAAGTCCAGCATTCTTAGCCATAGTCAAACGGGCTGCTTCAGTAGTGAAGTACCCGTTCTCAATTACCTCTACAAATTCAGGAGTCTTACTTAGCTTAAGAAAAGCATTCTTAAGTTTAACGTGTTTCTCAGCATCCTCAATAGTGATCTGAATATGGTCAAGTTGGTCTTCTGCTGTGCTCATGTTATACATCCTTATGGGGTTGGTTAGTTAATTATTTAAGTACTAAAAGTTTACTATAAACCATCATAGTAAACTTTTACAAGTTTATCGGTTTAAGTTAGGTTCATTAATAATAGCATCTGCAAATTTCTTATCAAGTTCATTGTTCTGATCTACGCCTTTCATATTCTCCTCATGCTGACGATTAACACCAGACTCTTGCTCTACAAAGTTAAGATCTTCCATATCAGACTTACTCTCTAGGTTACGAGTCTTAGCTTCTTTCAGTGCGATATCTGCAGTATTCTCTTGAGCCTTAGCTTGTTCATTAGCTACCTGAGCCTGTAATAGTGCAACCTCTAGTTGAGCTTTCTGTTGTGCCATAGGATCTGGTTGAGGTTGATACTCCTCAATACGCTTAGCTAGTTCAGGCATCTTACGGAGTCTAGCTATGTCAGATAGAATCATCTGAGACATAGAGGGTTCCATATTATTACCCATAGTCTGTAGCATGAAGGAGAGCTCTTGAGCTTTCTCATTATCAGCTTCAGCAGTAGAGATGTTTAGTTTAATATCATAACGACCACCAAGGTCTTCACGATTGATCGCTACAAACTCTTCGTTAGTAATACGAATGATCTCTTCATCTTCTAGGAACTCAGCATTCATTGAAATGAATTTACGACCAATCTGGAGTATACCCTCAGCTAGTCTACGTAGGATACCTAGCTCCCTCTTAGAGGTAGCATCTAGAGCTGATCTAATACCAGTAGCTGTATTACCTAAGGCTTGTCCTGAGATGCCCTGACTGAATGCCTTTACACCTGTAAGACTCTCTGCCTCATCATTCTGCAGATTCAGCATAGTGAGAGCACTAGTTGGAATCTCTGGGTAAGTCTCCATATGGAATGCTTGTCTAGGATCAATAGTGGAATTGAACTTGTAGTCATCCCCTCTCTCAAACTTACGTGCATTAATTACGTCTAGAGCATCCTTACGGATACCCTGTTGACCGTTGGCACTACGACCTAGGATATCAATCATCCCTCTAGTGACTGCTCCTATGACCTTCTGGTTGTCCTCTAGGAGGTATCCATCAGGTTGTCCAAAGACTTCCTTACGTACAGGGAGATAATCTACCTTAACAAAGGGTAGTTGTTTATCAGGGAATGGAGCCTCCTCTAGACGAACTAAAGTATCCCCAATCCAGGTAGCTACAAAAGGTTCTACCTCTCCAGTTCCATTGATATCCCAGAAGCCCCAGTATTCATGAGCTACGAGCTTCTTACGAGCCTCATCACTGAACTCGAAGCTAGCATCCCTCTCTCCTACAGAGTGGTCAGGAGCTGCTAGAGCACTCTGGTTCTCAGTCTTAACGAAATCTAGATTCTCATATCTACCGTCCTTTTTCAGCTGAGACATAGAGGTTTCAAAACTATAAATAATGAACTCTGCTTTGTCTAAATCCCCCTCACAGGTAGGATCAATAATGAGGTTCTTATAGTTACAAATCTCAACTGTAGGTTGGTTCTTAAGTACCTTTGTCTGCTCTTGAGTTTCAGTACCTACTTGAACTTCCTCATAGGGAGGAAGACCTTGTGCTTGACGTTGAGCAGCAATCTCAGGATTAAGTATAGGACGTGCTTCCATGACTGGAACTTCTACTTCTACTATCTCTTCTTCGTACTCCCAGCCAGTACGGACAATAACGGTACCTTCATCTACTGCAGTACGTACAAACTCATCAATGAACTTGACCTTCTGAATACGATTATTGAATTGAGAGTTTAGAACTAAACCATTCTGAATAGCTGCCTGCTTATCCTCAAAGGTGACAGGGGAGGTATTGAATAGATCATTAGTAGATAGGAAAGGTTCACTCAGAGCTGCATACCTCCACTCTGCTTGCTTACGGATAACCTTAGGTACGATCTTAGATCGTCCCTTCTTAGCCTTAATCTGCTGATCCCCACGTAGAGCACTAAGCCACCCATCTACCGTAGTAACGTGAGCTATGTGAGAGCTCTGGGCTGCGGTGTAGTCTTTCTTGAGATCTGATAGTTTAGGAGGGTTCTCCCAGTTAACTAGCTTATCTGCTTCAGGTGCTGCTACGTCGGTTTTATCGTCATTCATAAGTTATCCGTGTTTGTACTTTAAGGCAGTATATTTTAATCGCCCCCTGTATAGGACATGCATAATTAGTCATACCAATATGTGTCGGAGTGTACCCATCTTCTTATTACCATGCAATCGGGAAGTAGGATTACCTTTACTTAATTAACATATACCGAATGTTAAAATTGTCGTTTAGGTAAGCAGTTGGCCTTACACTTACACCGTCACCATCCATACACGTGACTCTTGGATATATCTTGTCGCCAACGACCTTCACAGCAGCAGAAGTTCTCACAACGGATGAGGTAGTCGGTCCGCGAGAAGAGTTCACACAAACATAGGGGTCTGTAAAAGATGCAGTTATTTCCTCTTGTGCTAAATTGATTATGAACTGCTACACCACCGCAATCACCTCAGCTTTTTTAATGGCAATTACACATCAATAGCGCCCGACCACTCAGGCAGTAATTTGAGCGCCTCGTAAACCCATGAGTGTATCCCCACCCCTGTTTGAGCTAGAGCAGTTAACTTAAACCTAGTAACACCTTTGGTTGGATCGTTACTTTCTCTTGTGCTCAAATCAACATAGCTCCATATCTCACCAGTCGCTATAGTGAGAGTGGCATCAATTTTCACCTTACCTAGTTTATGGTAAGAAAAAGTACGCCCATCCTGTGCGGGTTTATTTACCTGTAATGCCATTAGAGTGCCTCCGATGGAACTGGCCCAACCATCCCACCCTGTAACCAAGCTACCAGAGCAGAGTATCGGTCGTTAATAACTACGGCTTTAGAACTTCCAGCTGATACAACACATACACCGGCACCACCTGCACCACCTGCAGCTGATCCTACTCCGCCACCACCTCCTCCTGCGCCTGCACCTCCCGCACCTCCTGACGCACCTGTCCCGCCTGCTGCCCCACCACCACCATAAGCAGATCCACCACCCGGATGCGCCGGATTAGCCTGGCACGCCGTACTATAACCCTGGCAATAGGGAGAGTTGAACCCCTGAGCACTGCCCGGACGTCCCGCTGCACCACCGGCAGCAGTGCTTAACACCACCAGTGATGCGTCCTTTAGAACAGAGTCAGCTCCTGCTGCGGCACTTACCCCGCCAAGCCCCAGCGTTATGCTATATATAGCACCTGGAACAACCGATAAAGTAACAGGAACTATCGACCCAGGCGAACCACCAAGACCGCCACTTGCACAAGACTCTACCCCGTCATCAAAACCATCGTCATTACATCCCAAACCTTGCGTCGCCGCAGAACTAAATAAGCCTCCACCGCCTCCACCGCCCACCAAATTAACAGTCAGCGAATCATAGTTACTTACAAACACCCATACCCCACCAATTAACCCAACATCCTTAGAGACAGGATCACCTTCGTTATCGGCTACCTTAAAATAATGAGTGACCCCAGTAGTGGTGAAGGTGACATTATCCCCCAGAATAAATGCAGCATCTAAGACCCCAGCCTCTAGTGATCCACCAAATATACCAGTTGAACCAGTGATATTCCCACGGAAGAAACCATTATTAAAAACAGCGTCACCCGCTTTATCAATGAGCCACCCAGCATCGGAGTCAACAGCATTACTATCACTTTGAATCACATTGGCGATCTTGGCGTTAGTGATATTCGCATCGGCAATCTTTGCAGTATCAATTGCACCATCAATCAAGTGGAAATTGTCGATAACAGCATTGCCGATCATGGCGCTGACTATCGAGGCATCCTGAATCATCGCGCTATTGATGTACGTCACACCCCCGTCGATTACGAAAGGTATAACCGCCGTTCCCACTTTGATAGAGAACCCTTCTGCAGCTGTAGCAGGAGAAGAAGTCCCACTACTTACTGTATAGGTGAACGTATCAGCATCAAGCACAGTGTCAATAATCTTAGTGCCGTTATACCCACCTTGTGCTGCGCCTGTAATTACAATTGTGTCCCCTACGGTATACCCATGAGCAGTACAACTGGTAGTTGCAACACCCGCAGTTTGGGTAAGGGTAGTCACAGATTGTAGAGTTTCATTAGGGTTAATAACAGCAAAACGATCAGCTTGTAGTATAAACTCAGAAAAGGGTACTCCGTCTGCCGCTGACGATGCTAAACCAAAACCTGATACATAACCATTGTTATCAATCTTGACTGTGTACTGAGCATCTAAGCCATTAATCGATGAAGTGTGCTGATTGATAGTCGTAGTGTGATTACCTACAGTTGTAGACACCGTATCAATACTTTCAGCAATAACCTCAGTGGTTTCCCACGTATGGCCCCCAGTTATACAGGCAGACCTTGTTTCCTCAACAGAGTCCCCGTTACTATCAATACATCTCCCTACTTGTTCAGTAATCTCATTACCAACATAGGCCTGAGTAGCAATAGCTAGAGCTACCCAAGCACTACCACTCCATCTACGTACCTCATCATTAGCATCTGTAACTACCCATAGATCTCCAATACCTGTTGCTATAGGAGGAGTTGTCGAACCCGCATAAAAGATCACCATTTTAGTAGCGGCTAGTTCTGCAGCAGCAGTAGCGACAGTATCATCCGTATACTTAGTTGCTAGTGCCCAAGTAGAGGCTCCTGTATTTATATACATTTCCTGAGGAATGTAGGTTTCATCAGCAGTGCCTGTAGTAGGTAACCATATATCATTCACAACCCCCACAGGTATGCTATGTGACTGGTTCGCATAGATAGTACGTTTACCATCGGTCAGGTCAGCTAAAGCGAGGGAGTTAGTATTATCCCCCAGTTGGTTCCATGTAGTCGGACCAATGCCCGTACACTTCCATGTATTAGTAACATCAATGGTCACCCCTTCACCGGATGTTTCTGTAGTCTGCTCAATATAGAGGTCATCTACCTTCAGATCTGTAAGAGTCTCTGTATGGTCAATGCCCGAATACACAACTATTTCAGCATCAATCTGATCAGCAACGTAAGTATTGATGGATACACCATCTATCTCAGAGGCAGCCAGATCTATGAATTTAGTTCCATTCGCTAATGCAGTATTAAGAGTGTCTACTACACTATCATCAGTATATTTGGTTGCCGCTACCCAAGTCGTTCCATTATGTATGTAGAGAGTCTCTGGTACGTAGGTTGCGTCGTTTGTCCCTGTGGTAGGAATCCAAAGATCGTTTACTACGCCTGAAGGTACAGTCTGAGATACGTTACTATAGATAGTACGCTTACCATCAGCTAAATCAGCTAAAGTTGCTAACGAAGAACTAGCATTAGTTTGGGCAATCCACCCGTTTACATCATAAGGAGATGTACCGTCGTATTTGTAAATTGTAGTTTCAGTGTAGGTATTAGAAGCTGAATCTGTGACTTCTGCATTCTGAATGTAAAGGTCGTCTAATTTACCTGTACTTTGAGTAGTGACATCTACCCCGCTGAATACGACCAATTCAGCATCTACTTGTACTGAAACATAATCAGTAATAGACGTAGCACCATCCACTGTTGATGCACTGAGATTAATAGCGTATGACCCATCGTCTAAAGCACTTCCCAGAGTATCTACAGTAGCTTGTGCAAGGTATGCGTTTAAATACACTAACCCTACTGCACTATTAGGGGACTCTTCCCAACTGAGAGTCCCTGCAAACCCTCCATTAAGATCTTCATATCTATGGATTGCAGCAACTGTCAGAGGATCACTAAGATCAGTGTCTATCCAAATATCCCCATATGAACTAACAATATCTGTAGGTTCGCCAGGTTGGAAGAAGCCTACAATTGTTCCATCTACAGCTTCATCAGTTGTAGCTAAGTCAGTAACTACCTGTTGCACGCTAGGATCAATTACTGGAGCACTCCAAGTAGCTCCATCATATAACTTACGCTCACCTGTAGTTTCATGAATCCAAGTATCCCCAGCAACTAAAGCAGAGCCATCAGGTTTAACCGTAGGTTCACCGTCCTGATAGAATGTAGTATTGATACCTGCTTTTAAATTATTAGCTAGATGGGATGAATCTAGTTGATTAGCTAAGAGCTCTAGCATGTAAGTAGGGTCTACTCCAGTAGTACCTGCTACAGAGTTAACAGAAAACCATTCACCTGTATCTCCGTTAGCATTACGGAATCTAATCCAATAATATATAGTGGCTGCAGCTCCTACTGAGTGTGCGTAAACCTCCGCTTCGCTAGTACCTAGTAAATCCTTACTTTCAAAATCGTTAGTTTCTGAATACCAAATTTCAGTTACGTCATGACAGTAATAATTCGTACCCCCCCAACTAAGGAGAATATTATCTAAGGCTCCTGAAGCGGAGAACTCCGTAGGTGATGGAGGAATACTACATGAAGGGTCTCCTGAAACTACAGGGATAGTCTCTCCGTAAATATCTTCAATTGTAGCATCAGTACCTTCGCCTATCTCAGCTGTGGTTATATGAGTATATAGATCCTTCCCTGGGTACCTGAAGTAGATATCATAATCCCCATCTAAGATCGTAATATCGTAAGCACCCAAAGCTGCTGTAACAACCTCAGAGGATACTCCTTTAGGGACACCAGTAGGTGTGAGTTTACTAGCTACAAACTTAAGAGCAGCACCTACTAGTGCCTCACCGTTAGCTCGTTTAAGTGTACCTACGAAACGTCTAGACATTAAGGATTCTCAAGAGCTGTGACTCGTACAGTAAGGGCAGTAACGGCAGCATCTAAAGTATCAGCTGCAGTTACTATGGGATCAGTAGTATTGGTAATTAGAGTATTTACAGACACTCCTCCTAATTGAAGATCAGAGGATGCGTCTATGGTTGCAGCATCTATGTTTCCAGTTATCTGGATACCTGCACTGGTAGTCTCTAGAATCAGCTCTAGATCCTTGTACAGGCGTTCTAATCTAATAGTAGGTAACAAGGTAGCAGATACTTCTAGAAGGGCTTCTAGGGTGATAGGATCTCCAGCTATGAGGTACACTTCTCCTAGATCTAAGTAAGCACTCTTACTCTGCTGTTTGTATGCAACACTGTAATGCCCTTCCTCTAAAGACTGGGAATACACCCCAGAACTACTAGTATCAAAACTAAAAGATGAACCCTCTATCACTCCTGCAGGGGTAGTTGCTTTAGCAGTGAATCTAAGAGTAGAAGTATCTACTCCTGTACCGTCAGGGTTTTTAAGAGTGCCTGCTATAGTTCTCATAGTTATATCTCAAGTGGCTGTAAATAGAAGCTTAGCAGTATTAGCTAATCACTTCCACAAATTCGTTAACGTCTAAGTAAATGTGACCTCTACGTGCTCCTATATATACACAGTGTACTTGAGTACTACGAGACTGACTTACTACTTCACACGGATGATCCTCTAAGTAGAATTTACTACCTAGAGGTAAATTCCCTACTTCACTATAGCTAGTGTGCCTCATTTAATAATCCTCCCACCCATCGCTAAAACCTCCATGCCCTTCTATCGTTCCGTAGTCCTGTTCAATAATACTTTTATCATTCATTTTGTAATTACCTTTTCATTGCAGCACTGCCGTAGTAGAAACCAATCACATTCATAATAGCAAACGGTAACCACTCAGGAGTCACCATTCCATCCATTGCCTGATACTCGGTATACGATCTAGTGGTATCTACCAACCCAAAAAGAAATACTCCCCCGTCTGTCATAGCTACAGGCATGTAAGTGGTGATACCCCAGATTGGGGCTGTTAGTATCCAGCCAGCCATTAGCTTTAACTCGCCCTACTCCCTAGTTCGGTGGGTTTCTTTTTGATTGTGGGTTTATCATGGAACAACCCAATTACCCACGGCAACAAGAATACCAACAGCAATCCCCAACCTATTACTTCAATCGCAAGAATAATTACATCTATCCAAGTAGGTGGCGGTTTGTCAGCAACCGCAGCTTCTGCCAAAACAGCGCCAGTCCCTGCCCCAATTGAAGAGCCGACAGCATAACCAGTAGGCCCACCAGCCAGATACCCGACAACACCACCAGCAGTGGAAGCCCCACTACCAACTGTAAAAGTAGCAACATTACTTAAACTTAATCCTAAAAATAAGTATGTGATAAGTTTCAAACCACGCAAATTAAAACCTCCAGACCATCGTAAATGTACCACTCACAGTAGCCCATGATTACGGGACTCATCTCACCTTCCACATATCTAAAGTAGCATCACTCCACCCTTCACCAATCTCCACAACAGCCGTCCTCTCGTTCGGTCCGTGGGCGCACCCGCTCATTAGTACCACGATGAAAGTAATCCACGCAACCGCTAGAAGTGACCCTAACAATCGGGCCAAGAGGGTGGTGATCACATCGTGTAGCTTGTCGTCCTTCATAATCGTATAGAATCATTAATCCGCAAATATGGCATTTGAAATCCTCACTCATCACATTTTTCTGCGCCATACCATGTGCAATAT